ATAGTGTGAGGCATACTTAAATAATAAATCAGGGAATAATAAAGGCGACATCATATTATCTCGGTATGTACATACCTGAACAAATGGATTTGTACTAACATCTATAATAGTAAATGTGGAATAGTCTTGTCCTCTACCTTTAGATACATCCACAAACATTAAATAATTATGTCCTTCCTCAGGTTGTTTCCATATCTTTATACCATTCATTATTTCAATAGGATTTCTTGCTCTTAAAGCTAATAATATATCAGCAGATATAAGAGTATTACCTGTTCCATGGAATGAGTTACCAAATTCTTGGTCAAATTGCAATTGGGAAGTATTGTCTACAGTCATTTGTTTCCATGCTTCATCTCTTCCAGGCACATCCCACCAGTCTACACGTAATGATGTGAATTCATTTGTCCCTTGGAGAGCTCCCTCATATAACTTATGAAACATGTTACCTATACCATTGGCAGTTGAGGTTATAATAATTTTAGATGTTTTACCAGAAGAAATTACTGGGTATGTTGAAGTATAAAATTCTGTAGCATTATCTACAAATGCGAACTCATCAAGGTATACTAGGTTTAGTGACATACCACGAATTGAACTTGAGGAAGTAGCGGCCGCTACTATTCTTGAATTATTAGAAAATGCAATTGATTTTTTATTAAGAGTTGTACAACCAGGCTGTAGAAAGAATGGTAGATTTTCTAACATAAGAGTAATCCTACCAAGCATTTCTCTAGCAATAGCTTCTTTGTTAGCTAGAATACCTACTACTTGTTCACCTTTAAATAAAACATACCATAGAAGATAAGCTACAGCAGCAATTGATTTACCGCTTTGACGACAAGCAAGAACAATATTAAATCTATTATCTTCAAAAGAAGTAAACATTTCTTTTTGATATGGATATAATTCAAATGGTATTAATCCTTTGTCAAGGTGGATTATTTTACAGTATTTATCAGCAAAATAATTAGGGTCAGCTAAACACTTTGCATATTCGACTAATTCCGGTTTAGTCCATTCGTGTTCTACGTCAGCACCCCTAACATTAGGGTTGCCTAAGTACATACTTTCTCTACCCATCTTTAAATAAATCCGGTTCTTGTTCTATTACTATCTCATCACGCAACATTTTTTGCAGCTCTGCTGTAGAGCCAATAAATACATTGCTTGTGGTTCCATCTGGGAGTGCAGGCATATCATCTTTATCAACTTCCTTTTTACTCTTATGAAGTTTAAGAATTTTTTCGCCTATCTCAGCATTGTTTTTGATTAACTGACCAAGTACCTCAAAGGCTCTCGGATGTTCTGACTCTCTAGCAAGTTCAAGCATAAGCTCAATTGCTTCATCCCCTTGCTCAGCTAAATCAAATAATTGTTTTCTGACGTCTTCATAGTCAGAATCAACTTTAGTGTTCGTGCCAGTCAATCCCTTCTGGTTCGTCTCCATGTTCATGGTCGTCATCGTGTTCTTGTGGGTTCTCATAATGTGTATTCCATAATTCCATTACACCATATTTAGTACGGCTTTCATCTTTATTACCGCCTTCATAAGGTATAGCTAGGTTTTCGTCAATAAGACTTTGATTAGCATCTTTACCGTTAATCACTATTGTCCCAAGTACTCTACCAAATTTACCTTTAGCCATCTCCTCTGTGTGTAAAGTAAATTTTCCATCAGCCTCTGCTAATAATTCTATCAACCTATGCTTTGCTGCCATTCCCCATGACTTCTCTGCTAGGTTTCTTGTTCTACTCTCAGGAGTATCTATACCCATTAATCTAATCCTATCTCTCATGAATATATCAAATCCTAAATCTATATCTGCATCAATGGTATCTCCATCAACGACTTTAATTAATTCCGCTTTAAATTGGTAAGCCATAACATCTCCTATACGTCAGTGTCAAAAAAGTTGATTGTCTCGGTATACGGTTCTTTATAACCACCAGCGCCATCGCTAGTAGTAGTACCGTCTATCGCCTGTCTCTCAAACTTATGAGTTGTTGGGTCAACATTTTCTGAATAATCAACTTCCGTATGAAGAATTTGTTTACTCTTTCCTAAACCTCTGTAATAACGAATGCGAGTTCCAAACTGTAACGTATATATTATAGCTCTCCTCGTGACTAAATCACCCTCATAATCATCATTTAAGGTAACACTCTCTAAAACTATCGGAGTGTCGGTGGATATATCCATATCTGGAATATCCTTTATAGTTACTGTATATTCTGGCTGGAACATTGGAAGTATCTGTTCTAACAATTGTAGACCTTCATCTTGAGTTGAAGCTAGAATATTTAATTCAAATCCAACCTTATATACGGCTGGTGCACCTAATTCATGTCGTTGAAGTGTATCACCTACTACAACTTTTGTATAGCTTTTATGTTTAGATACCCGTGCATTAGCATCATAATCCATAGAAGTTATTTCAAAGGATATGCGTGGAAGCTTCATAGCCACATTAGGGTCTCTTGTTTGTTCAGTTAATCGCGCAATAACCTTTTGCCTAGGAGCATAGCTTAAAGGTACTTTAATTTTTTGTAGTACCTTCCCAGCTGAATCTCTTTTATGGACCTCTAAGTCATTAAACATAGAGCCAAATACCGAGACCATCCGACGAGTTGATTCATGATACCACCAATTATCAAACATTATGGGTCTCCAAATGGATTAGCTTCTGTGAAGTCTATAACACTATCACCAGCTAATTCAAATTCATCATTGTCTGCATATACATCCAAGTTATATTCAGTCTTAAGGGTACCTGTTAAGTCAACAGTAATTTGTCTTGAGCTGCCAGATTTTTGACCAACAAGTAGTCGTGTGGCATGAACAGCTGGTTGCATAAAGGTTCCATCACCATTTGTTGATTGATGTGGGGATACAATTAATGTAGTATAAGTATTTGTATCCACTTTTTCATAGGCCGCTACTTTGCCAACAATATTGATGTTTGTGGCATTATCATCAGTGGTTCCAGTCCATTGATGAACGTACTCACCAATTTCAAAATGGTTCGAATCAGAGGCGGCAGTGGTAGTATAGCTATATGAGTTAGCATTTATTAATTCTATGTTATCTATTTCAGGCCAGCCCGTATCAAAATTTTGGTCATTATATTCAAATAATTCAGCCGTTAAAGTGTAAACTGGAAGGTGGGCCAACTGATAGAACGGTAGCTTAGGCTCTACGTACTTTATTTCGAACAGCCTATTGGTCATTGTCATCCATAATAAATCACCCTCAGAGGGCATGCTCGTGACCGTATTTCCAAATGAATCGGCTAAATTCTCACCTATAACACTATGCCAACGCTTCTTAGGTACAACAAATGTACCTTGGTCTCTAATTTCTAAACCGAATTTCCCTAATAGATTACCATCACCTTCAAATCCATCGGTGTTTTCTAAGTACATTTCTATTGGGTAGGCGTGGCGATATTGATTTAAAGTCTCATTTAATAATGCATCTTCATAGATTTGCTCACGCGGAATATAGACAACATCTTGTCCAAATATTTTTATACTCTCTAAAACCAAATCCTCATAAAGGTTCTGTTCAGATTGTACAGCGCCTGAAAAGTATACTGAAGTAGCCATTTATTATCCCATTAAAAAGTTGTCTGGCATAGCCCAAGTCAACCTACATTCTTCTTCTAATCGTTGAATCTCCTCTATGGCATCATCAAACATTTGGCGACCATTCATTGTTATACCACCTGGAAGTTGGAAGCCTTCAAACTTCATCATATTTCCACCCCATTGGCGTTTGATTAATGCTGTAAGATATTTTTTTAAATATAAATCATTATATACATCGGCATATGTCGCTGGGTCTATAATTGAATATGCTTCAATTACTATAAAATTTCCTGCACCAAGGTTACCAAATCCTTCATCCATGTGAAGCCTATTCATATGTCTACTAAACCTTAAATGTTCTACACTATTTAAACGGCTTTCAATTAATGATAAATGTTGTAATGATTGCTCATACGACTGAATTTGAGTTGCCAAACCTTGTGTTATAAAGACATCATTAAGTCTCATATGATAACCCATGTCAAATAAAGAACTACCAGATGATTGACCACCGCTTAACATCTGTAAAACAGCCGTAACGTTATCACTTACTGTGATATAGTTATTTGTTATGTCTGCAGCAGTAAGTTCATGCTTTAAATATGTACGAATGACAGCATCTGAATGGAATTCTTGGTAGAATTGTAGTGCATCATCAGTGCGGTCTTCTATTTGGTCATCGTCTACATTAATTTCAATCACCGGAGAGCCCAAAGCTCTTAAGCAATATTCCTGTAATGCAGCTCTTGTAGTTGGTTTTGCCATTTCATTTCCTTATATCTATGTATTATTTATATATTATAAGCTCTGCGGGTCAATCAATATGTCCTCAGATTTAATTTCATCTTATTTTTCATTTCTAAATCTATTTCTTTTGCGATATCTAGGGGAATAATCTTATTGCCAATTTCAGGATTAACGG